AGGCTCTGTCACTTCATCATACTTAAGTCCAAGAACATCCAACCCTTTAACATAAGTATCTGCCCAGTCTTTACGTGAACTGATATCTGTTTCTACAAACTCCATAAGCTCGGAAGAAAGCTTTTGTAGAGTAGAGTCCGGCATAAAGTCGGCAAGATTGGAGTCAAACGTTTCTTCCGCATTGGTATCTGGCTCAATTTGTATTTCAAGAGGGCCAATCCCAATGGTCACGCTTTTGGGATCTTCGATCTCAATTTCGATAGGGGTCTCTTTTTCTGCAAGAGCCTCGATGCCCGTTGGCATTGCGTAAAGTGATTTTTCCATAAGTGCCCCTACAAGTAATATCCGCGCTTCGCAGATTTGAAGCCTTTGAAGTATAGAGCATCTTCAGGCTCATCTGTAGGTAGCCGAAGAAACCCGCCATTCCTAAAACGCGCCAACGCTAACGTGGTTGCATCTACATAGTCATCATGTTCACCCACCGGAAAAGAAGCTATTTCATCAACAAGCTCTTCAGCCCATCTAGCATTTGGCACCCATGCCCGCCCAGACTGAATAATGTCAGATACGGAGTTAAGTCGAGTTATTTTATCGTTGCCTTTACTGGGGGTAAATTCTGCAACAGGCACACCCATACGACGCAATTCTTGATAGAGCGAAATACCAGAAACTTTTTTTTCTACTATCAATGCATCCGGTTCGTACTCTTTATAAAGTTCTAACACCTTTTTCTTTAACTCAAAAAACTCAAGTCTAGCTTTATAAGCGTCTAAAAGAATAATATTTATATCATTTTCTTCCGTTGTCCAAATACCCCATGTGGTGCATGCGGAATAATCCGCACGATTAGTTGTTTCGTAAGCGGTATCCCACGATTGAATGATAAAATAACACTTAGGAGGGGTGTGTTTTTCCCATATTTTCCACCATTCGCGTTTAACAATAGCCCCTTCTTCAGAAATAGGCTGTTGTTGGTATTGAGCTTGCCATTTTGAACTAGGAAGTTCTTCTTTTAAAGCAGAAAGCTCATCTAATGACCAAAATTCAGGCCAAAGCGGGTTTCCAGACGGTAAAATAGCAGGAAATTCAATTATTTCCCACTCATCTCCCCCCCTTTGCAACGAATTTTTAATAACTTGGCCCGTTAAATCCCTTAAACCCCACCTAGTCATCACAATAACAATGGCGCCTCCGGGTTGCAAACGCTGCCGAGGCCCAGAAGTGTACCATTCGTATACTTTATCATAGATTTCTGGGCTATTTGTAGCTAATGCGGCCTCTTGCTCTGAATGTGGATCATCAATAACCAGCAAATCAGCCCCTTTGCCGGTTACTGCACCCCCAACACCTATGGCAAAATACTCTCCGCCTTTATTTGTGTTCCATCGTCCTGCGGCTTTTGAGTCGGCTTGCAAAGAAACACTAGGAAAAATCGTAGAATATATATCAGAATCAACAAGATTTCGTACTTTTCTGCCAAACCCGACGGATAATTCCGCTGTATGTGCTGTTTGAATGACTTTTTTATTAGGAAATTTACCTAAAAACCAACTAGGCAAAAGGTATGAAGCAAATTCAGATTTAGTATGGCGCGGCGGCATGTTAATAATTAGGCGTTTTGTTTTATTTTCTGCTACTCTTTCAAAAGCTGCGGCCATTCTAAGATGGTGTTTGCCCAATATGAACGTAGGCCAAACTTTATGCACATATTTAATAAATTTAGTTTGCGCAAGTTCGCGTTCTTTTAGTTTTTCAAATAATGCCAATTCTGCATCAAACTGTCTTTTTTCTGAATCAGAAAGTTTAGGGAGTATATTTTTTATATCCGACAAAGATAAATTACTAAAATTGTGTGGCATTATTTTATATTTCTTGTTTTGCGTTTTTAATTTCTAAAACAGGCGTACCTAATTGAACATCTAAATCATCAAGCGGCACAACGTCCACAGTATTTGAATGTAACAATCTTTTAACTCTTTCAGTAATTGAGGCTTCAATATCATTAGCGTTTTTATAGTGAACAGTTACTTCACTACGTTCAGTGAATATGCCAATATCGCTATGTCTACCTAATAGTTCCAAAGCCTTTATTTCAATTTTAGGATCGCCGCACGTACACAACTCCATGAGCCGATTTGTAATAAAAGTTCTGGCTTGTTGGACACTATTAATAACTTGATGATCGTACTGCGAAAGCATCGCAGCTAATTTTATCGCCACCCCCGGCTTAGTTATTGTTTTGCTAACACGTTGTGTGCCTTTAATTAGTTCTTGGGCTTTGTATTCGTCTTCAGAACTAAAATCTAGCGACCCGCCTAATTGTTCAATCAAAGCAGCGGTGTTTGCTGCAACAGTCACTTTGTCTTTGTCCGTTGCAGGTACGTCAGGACTTAAATCAAAAGGTAAAGGATGTTCTGTTGTTGGTGTTAATGTAAGCATAAAATAATGATAAATTAACAAAAAGGAGGTTGGGACTCCTGACGGGGGGTTTTCTGCATAGCATCTTAAAGCTAATGTATCGTGATGTCAAGTAGGGGGAGGGGGGGCAAAAAACGAACATTGATTGAGTAAAACAGTGTGCATAGGCGCCCCTCCTCTAGCTATGGCCCTTGGGGGGACGGTATAGGGTGGGTACTGTTCCACGTGAAACAACACCCCCATTCCGCCACTGTTTCACAACGGGTACTGTTCCACGTGAAACAACACCCCCATTCCGCCACTGTTTCACGTGGAACCCTAAATTAGTTCTAAATAATACTACTATTTATGCCTAACACTGTTAGGACTAACAGTGTTAGGCTACCGTTCATCGATCTGACCAACGGTAGACAAAAGGGGCATAATTCGATTGACTCTTGTCCCGATTAGGACTACGATAGTAGGTGTTGAAAGAGACTGTAGTTTTCATACAACGTAGTTTTCTTACAACACCCCCCTAACAGTGTTAGGGGGTAACCCAAGAGAATGGAGTTTATTATGAGTGAAGTAACGATACCTGAAGATCTAGTGAACGCCCGGAATGCGGACTTGGCTGCAGTAGAGTCGGGATACGGGGCACGCATCGACTACGCCAAGACTTTGGTAGGTTACAGCAAGGGCGTACTGTGGTACACGGATGGAGTAGCGCTCCCCCCCCTTATAGCGGCCGAAAAGGCAGAATACTACAAGGGGTTAAAGCGAATCAAATATTCTAACCCGTCGAATGCTTGGCGCATGGTGAAAAAGTACGCTTTTGAGTATGCCGTGCAGCAAGGCTTCATTGCGCCACCCTCCACAGAAAGCGAAAGCGAAAGCGAAGGCGAGGGATCCTCCGGGGACGCAAGGCATACCCGGAGTTTTTCACTGCGAGTGCTGGAGGACGTGGGTACTCTTTTCAAGGCGGGTAGACGTCTTGAGAAAGAGGGCACACTGACTGCCAAAGAAAAGCAAGCCTTGACCCACCTAGGAAGTGCACTAGGCGCACTAGGCATAGACTTGGCCACACTCAAGTAGCACCCAGGCACCCCGGCCTAACATTGTTAGGCCGGGGCTTGCCAGGAAAACCCCGCTTATGGCGGGGTTTTTTTTGTGCGGCTCCGCCGCACCAGTTCTTGAAGCGGAGATAGCTTACGAGCAATTGATACCCCACAAAGATTTAGGGGCATTCACACCAGTTCTTGGAGCGGGGATAGCTTACAATGTTATGTAACAATATAAAGTTACGTATAATGTTAATAACCAAATAAGCCTAAGTGCTTGATTTTCAAAGGGAATACTGCACTGTTACAATGTTACGCCGAAAAAAGAGAGGGTGGGAGGGTAACGCAGGCGAGGGGCTTGTCGGCGAGCGCACGTCCACAAAAATTTTACCCCCCCGCTCTCTTGAAAAGCGCATAACATTATTACATTATTACTTTGTAATATATATATATATGTAACCCCTTGATTTTCTTGGCTAAAAGTTTGGACTTCCCCTACGCCCCTTTGTTATGTTATAGTTTCTATATTTCTCACAACGTAACACTCGCCCTTACTCTCCCCCAAGCAATAACCCCACGCCTATTGTTGACTTATCAATAACATTGTGGTACACTGTTATACAGTGGGTATCCGCCCACCACAACCTAAGGAGCCTAACAATGTTAGCTAACATCACTAAGCAGCACATCGTAACTACGCTAGGGCGATTCAATGCCCAAGACGAAGATGAAGATGACCACAATGGGCAAGTATGTTTGCACCGAGCACCATACTTCATCCGAATGAGGGGGGCAGAACCCGCAGTCCTTGAAGACCGACTAAAAGACGAGTGGCTTGAACAGCGCAAAAAATGGAAGCGGCTACTTAGGCCCGATGCTCTTAACACTATGCACATAACGCTAATTACAGAAGAAGACAAAATTATTGCTGAGTATGACGGGCTTAAGTTTTGTGTGTGGCCCACCCGTGTGCCGCACTTATTTGTACCAGAGGTGCTTGAAGCTCTTGGAGTACTTAACAATGACTGAGATTAGCTGCTTCACATGCACCGCTCCAATTGCCCCCGCTCGCTGGAAGATCGGATACCGAATATGCCTGGGGTGCGGGGAGAATCGAGCTATACAAGCTCGTAGGCGTTGGTGTATTGTACCTATGCACAAAAGCAACTATTTCTTGTGCGTAGACCCTGATGATTTGAAAGGCATCAACAACAAAGGGGGGTTAGTGAGATGAACCAGGATAAGGCCGTTGGCTACGGTATGTTTTTTGCTGCTATTGCGGCGGCACTCATATTTATAATTTGGGGGTAGCTATGAGAGCATCAATACGTAGGCTGCCTCGTATTAGGTCGTACGACGAAGCAGTAAATTTTATGGAAAAAACTAAGCCCATGAGGGGAACCTGTTTATTTCCGTTGGGCAAGCGAAGAGCGTGGTTGGTTTATAATATACGTAAGGAGTCAGACGAAATTATCATCGATGTAGACGGCGAAGACGTCATCAAGTTTTCCCCTGGTGTTCTTAGTGTAATGGTACGTATTCCGAGAGGTCTTACTCTATATTTAGACGTAGTGTGTCACGTGCTTTCCTTAAGAACCGAAAGAAAATCAAAAGACTATTTTATGTTGTGTGTTTACGCAGTAGGCACAGCGGAAAAGGGGAAGCCCGAATTTAATCGAAAAGTTGCGTTTCGCGCAGACTCTGTGTTTTACATATCCCCCATGTTTGGTGGTTGGCATTTGCTTGAAGATCCTTCGCTTTTCACCTATCACTTAAACATAAAGGAGGCTAACATTGTTAGAAAGTCGGCGGCTAATTTTATAGAATATATAGAATTAATGTTCAAGGTTAGGGAGAGGATATTTGACCCAGAAATAGAAGATACATTGTGCTTATTTAACGAAGAAGAAGCAGAAACTTTGTGTCCTCCGATGGAAGACTGGTGGCTTTTAGTAAACAAACCGATAGGAATAGATGAAGGCGTATGGCGGAGCAATGTGGGTTATGTTTCTGGAGTGGAAAATTGGGGGCGGTACAAATTTGTGGCGAGTGAATTTATGCAAATGATAACGAGTAATAATTTAGAACAATATAACAAGGCTTTAGTCATACTTGTGTTTCTTACAATGCCCGGCGACCCTAAACTTCGGTACAGGCTTGCCGCTAGTCTTTCAACCGTACTTACAATTTTAGATGACGTTCTACTAAAAGCAAACAGTAGAAAATGTTTTCGTCTCGTTAAAGTGCCGGAAGGGGTTTTACCAACAGATAAATACAAAAGCTATGTATTTTGGGGAGATTAAGTCATACGGACTTGACTTGGCACTATTTTCATAGTATAATGTATCTTGCAGTAAAAAAATGTTCGTTTCCTGTAGCCTAACAATGTTAGTCCTACCTTAACAATCAGAGGATTAGAAATGTCAGAAATTAATTTTGGTAAAACTGTGTCGCTTAAGCAAGCGGCAAAACTCATCGTAAGCAACCCCGACTGCGTATTTATGCTTAGGGGCGAGCCGGGGATTGGTAAAAGCTCTATGCTTGAGAGCATCGCCGAGGCGGTTGGTTGCGACTATGCATACATAGATGTACCCAATATGGACTTGGGTGACATTGCAATGCCCGTGATAGACCACACAACCAAGACAACCCGTTACTATCCTAACGCCCGGTTCAAGTTTCACGAAGGCAAGCCTGTGATCATTATGCTTGACGAGTTCAGCAAAGGCGCTGACCCGGTGAAGAACATGTTGCACCCGTTGTTTGAGAAAGTGAACCCAAGGCTTGGTGACTTACCTCGACCACAAGGCAGCTACTGCTTTCTTACTGGTAATCTTACGACAGACGGCGTTGGGGATAGCCTCAAAGCACATAGTTGGAATCGCATCGTGCCCGTTGTGGTGCGTAAGCCGAGTGCGGAGGAGTGGATCGAGTGGGCCATGAACAGCGACAAACAGATCGCGCCCGAGGTTGTTGCGTGGGTGCATCAGTTCCCTCATTGCTTGGCTTCGTACCTTGATGGGGATCAAAAAGAAAATCCTTACATTTTCAACCCTAAAAACACTCAACGTGCTTTCGTATCTCCAAGATCCTTAGAAACCGCCTCTAACATTGTTAGGTCACGTTCCAAAAATGACACTGAGGCGGTCATTGCGGCGCTGACTGGAGCCATTGGCGAAGCGGGCGCTAGAGATATGCAGGCATACATTGAGTTCAGTGATCAACTACCAACGTGGGAACAAACTATCAAAGAACCAAAAACCGCCCGAGTGCCTGAAGGCGCTGGTGCATGCGCCATCGTTGTATTTGGCGGTATCACTAGGATAACTAAAGAAACCATTAAACCATTCATGGAGTACCTTGAACGATTTGAAGCTGAGTGGCAGGCTGTGTTTGCTGTGAATATTGCACGTACGCCTAGCAAACAGTCGATTGCATTTAGTTCTGAAAAGTTTGCTGAGTGGGTAGCTAAAAATCAAGACTTGCTGTGATTAAACCTAACATTGTTAGAGGTAAATATGGATGCAGAACGTAGACTTAAGAAAGTAAAAATATCAATCATGCGCAATCAACAGTTTGCGTTGTGGCAGGGGGTGTTGATGATTGGCAAAACGTGTGTAGTAGATGAACCCCTAACTGCGGCAACAAACGGGCGTGATGAAATTTATGGTCGTGCTTTCGTGGAGGCGCTAACTGAATCGGAGCTTGCATTTGTGGTGCTACACGAAGCACTGCACAAGGCGTTGCGGCATTTCTCAACATGGAAGAAACTCAGTGCAGAAAAC